ATCGTATCTCGCCAAGCCTTTGAATACAGTCTGATCCTCAATAAACTTCACGTGTTCGGAAGCTGCGAGGACGGTGCCTTCCCGTTCTACCAATAGGTAGAGGTCGCCGTAGCCGCTGACAATATCGTAATTAGGCATGAAGTCAAGGATTACAATATCACCGCCCAGTACCGGCATTTGGTTCTGCATACCGGTTACAAGTGCCCCGGCTGCGTTAAAGTTTAGCAACGTGCCCATCAAATACGCATAGGTGACGCTGTTCATGGCGTGGAACTTCCTGCCCTCTGAATAATCATTCTTGCATGCGGCAAAAGCTTCTATAATATCGCCAATCAGGGTTGCTCCGGTGCTGGTGAGCTTTTTAATGTTGCTTGTACGCAGGTCTTCCCAAGCAGGAGCGTTCGCAGGATAGCCGTCAGGTGCGGAAGATTGAGCTAACCTGGTAACGATACCCAAGGGCTGTTTAGTGCCCAAACCATAAAGTATCGCTTTATCAAGAGCGATCCCGATGGCTTTGGATATTTGGGTTAAAATCTCCGAAGCCAAGCTAATATCGCTGTCCTGCAAGGTAGAATTGGGAATTACTACAAAGCCGCCTACTTTGTACCCGTCAACCTCGACCTGGTTAAAGCTAATCTCCAATTCATTAAGTGCCCCGACCATTTCAGTCCACACAGCTTCCGGCACTGTCCCGGTTATGTTTTGGCGAGCTGTCCCCTTTAGGGGCTTGTAGTTCACCTTGGTGAGTAGCTTGGAGCTCAAGGCAATGTTGTCCCTCAAAAGGCCAAGCATTACATCAGGGATCAACAGGTCCCCACCAGTAACAGCTCTCTTTTGTGTCGCGAGTTCCCTGGTCCTCTGTAAAAATTCTCTTACTTCTTCCCGGGCAATCAGGGCATCAACCTCGCCCCTATTCATACCGGCAAAAAATCCTCTTTTCATCCGCACTTCTCCTCCTTGTTCTTTACCTCTCTCCGGATTCGCCGGAGGAGGATCATTTTTGGGCTCTTTGCTTTTAAGTTGTTCCAGCTCATTCTCTAATTCAGCAATCTCATCCTCGAGCTTGGATTTCTTCTCCTTCAGTTCCCCCTGTTCTTTTTCCAGCTTTGTCGTTTCTTCTTCAACCGTAGCCATTTCTTCATCCGTTTTCGCTTCTTCAATGGCCGCTTCAAGTTCATCTGACCGGATTTTCAGTCCCTGCTCCTGCTTGAGCAGCTCTTCAAGCTCTGCTTTACGCTGCTCAATTTTTTTATTGATCATCAGTTGTTTAAGCATTTTATCCTCTCCTTAAGTTTGTTTTTCCTCTGTTCCAACTGCCTCTCATGATGTTGCTCAACTTCGGCTTTCCTGGCTTGTACCCCAGTTTCTTCATAAACCGGGAAGGTGCAAACAGACACCTCGTGCAGGTCAATTTCGCGAATGATCCACTTGACGGTTCCATCATCCCGCCAGTCCGTTTCCTCCTGGAGGATATTAAAACCAAATGAGCATTGATCAACATCACCGCGTTTCACCCGCTCATACACGTTTACTGCGTCAGTATCATTCGGGTTAATCTTCACCCGGCCCCATAACCCATGACTGTCTGCCTTCAGTTCCAAAGTGCCTGCTTTGTTCCTGCCCAGGACGAAAGTCGTGTCGTGATTTATTAATGCCCGGATATCGTTTCCCAGAGTATTGTCAAAAGCTCCGGGCGCTATCTCCTCAAAAGCACCAGGCCAGAGCTCTGTCTCCTGGCCAAATACTGCGAAATATCCCTCGATGCACATGTCGTCCTGGCCATCCGGTTCTGCCCTTGTTTTGAGTTCTGTTTGCAAGCTCCGGGTCTGCTTAATCTTCCTGTCCATCATCCTCACCTCCCTGAATAAGTTTTAATTGTTTGCCTATTTTATCTAGTGGGATATAGTTCTCCAGGATAACCAACTCAGATAATCCCTCCATAGGTGACATGCCAAGAGCATCCCTCACTTCATTGCCGGTGCAAATGCCTCGGACATAGAGGTCGGTATAAACTCCGGATAACTCTTTTATGTCGTAGGCATATAAGCTACGAGGATTAAACTTGAAGTACAGGTCAGGACTATATAACAGTTTCCGAGTAAGTTCTTGTTCAATTCCTTTGGCGATTGGAAGAAGTGTCGTGTTGATGAAGCTGTTATATTCGTCTTTCTTAAAATCGCCTACACCCAGGAAAAAAGCCGGCACTCCGAAGATTCCTGCTACTGTACGTTTGTCTATTTCAACAGCTTCATTTATAGCAATGTCTTTCAAAGATAACGGCTTAACTTGCTCCACTTCCAACAATTCTGCCGGGATAATCCAAGGTTGCCCTGCCTCGCTGGACTCAAGGTATTTTTGATAAACACCTTCTCGCCCTTCTTCGCTAGCAAGTTCTGCTGTTAAGCTGTCTACTTTTACAATAAGCGAAGGCATGTACTTACCCGACATAAAACTCTTTTTTGTTGCGGTAGCCTGTTTGAGATTGTTGGCAATATCCTTGAGTGTTGCCCGGTAGCCTGTGCCCTTGTATGGTTTTTCAGGGTCCGGATTGATAATGAAGTGTAAAACCTCATCATGGCCATACTGCTGTCCCTGATAGATGATTTTGTACCCCATATCTGTTTCTAGGAAACTTACCCCGGAAGGTTTAAGCGGTACCAGCTCGACAATCAAACCATCTCTGACCTTGGGGAATACTACGCTGTTGCCTCCCCCGTCCAGGAGCAAAGTGTAGACAATATTGTACATCCAGGCTTTTCTGGTCATTAAGCTGTAGGGATTAATATCTATCTTCCGGGATAATTCATTTCTAATCCGAATATCGCCATCATCGGTGTTCTGCATCAGATGAATAGTCATAGACGAAATGAGCTCAGCTATTTTATGAACGGCTATTTTAACTTCTGGATTATTTGACAACCTGGTGTAACCAGGAATGTTAAGAGTTTCAAACGGTCCCTCAGTCAAAAGCCATAAAGCAGCTGGCTCTGCTCGTGTCCTTCTTCTGTTTTTCTTAAAAAAATCCCATAAACCCATCTATTCACCTCCCTGCAGCCATTTCTTGGCTGTCCCAGATTTAGCTAGATTTTTTAACATTTGCATACAAGCAAAAACAGAGGCATCGAATAAGTCTATCCTCTGTGTGGGCATGACCTTCTCAAACTTGACCGCATCATCCACCTGCTCAACCGCTCTCACATTCTGGACGCAATACTCAAAGGCATCACTGTGCAGGTAATAGAACTTGCCTTCTTTCATTTTGGCTTCAATACGCCGAAAGCCCTCGCTCTTGAAGTGATATAGCTGTGGGGTATCCTCGATGCGGAATTGGGCTCGCTTCATCTCTAGGAAGAACTCCCTGCCAAACTTGCGGTCAAAGCCCACCTGCTTGATATTGAAGCCCTGCTTCCGCATATCCAAAAACCACCGGACGACTGTCTGGTGGTTAGTTACCGGCGTATTCGTCATTGTGAGCCAGCCGTCATCTTGCCACCCAAAGAGTGGGATGTTATCCTCGCTTGCCTTGGTGTGAGCGGCAGCAATTGGGAAGAATGCGTGGGTGATAACAATGTCCACATCGCTATAGGTGCCGTACAAGGCCGTAGCGCATAGGTCATGGAGTTTGGCAAGGTCTGCGCCACCGTACCATTCGATAGGCAGTTTTGCTAGTTCCTCTAGTGTCCAGTTATAGCGCCGATCGCTGTTGCGGAACTCATCAATGC